TCTGGACTAGCTAACCCCCGTGCTTTCATCTCTTTCTTGCTCTCCAAGAAGATCGTACCCCGTGAATCAGGCTTCATCAAGGGCGAAATCAGGTCTGTCTTTAAAAACCTATCGTGCGGAATACTAGCAGATTTCAACCACGCTTTCATATCCCCCCACATCTGCGCCCTCATATTTCCATACATTATCGGGTTTTTTGACTTGTTCCCAAAGTTTACCCCCTTGATCTTGTACCGCTGCTCCTTCAACCTATCCACAATCCCAGCCCCCAGCCCACCCTCATCAATCACCACCATCGCAGGCTTGTACTCCTCCATTGCCTCAATGATATGCCCCACCACCGTCATGGTGTCATCGCCTCTATACTTCTTTATAGACACAATATCCCGCCCCTGCCGCACCGCAATGACCGTCGCATCCGCGCCAAACCGCGCAGGATCCACACCAATGATGATTGGGGCTGAATTGTCCTTGTACTTAGGCCGTTTCATCGCCTCATCCACCACATCTGACGATATAAACTGGTCATCCCCCGCCCGTGGGAACTCACCATACACCTCAACGTGCGCCTGGGCACTGTCCGGCCCGTACTCCGCAATGATCCTCTCATAAACCTGCTTGTCCGTCCCCTCCACCGTCCGAGCATCCACCACCTTAGTTACCCAAAAGTCCCGCTTTGAGTGAAAAGTCTCGTAAAAGTACCCCGTGTTGCGCCGTGGGTTGCTAAACGCCAGCCAGAAACGATTCGGCGTGTTCTCCGTGAAGAACCCCGCCGAAACGCTCCAAATACTATCCGGAACGCCCGAACTTTCGTCAAACACAAGCATTACGCCGTCGGCATTGTGCAAACCGGCGTAGGCGTCTGGGTTTTCTTCCGACCACAGCCGCCCTTCTATACCCCAGTACCTCGTACCTTTTTTCAAATCGCGTTCAACAAGTTCAGTTAGCCATTTAGCGGGCATAACCCTAGTAGCGCTTATCTCAAACCAGTGGCTGTTAATTAGCATAGCGCACCACTTCGTAATTTCAGCCCAAGTAACCGACCGCAACTGCGCTTCACTGTTGGCGCTTACCACTATCGAGCCGCCAATTCGTGTGGACAGCATCCATATCACTAGCCAGCTAACTAACGCCGATTTGCCGATTCCCCGCCCAGACGACACCGCCATCCTAAATGTATCAAAGTTAACTTTTCCGTTGTTTTGCGCTATGTGCGCGGTCAAATCTGCTAGGACTTCGCGTTGCCATTTACGCGGCCCATTGAAATGCTCTAGTGGCGTACCCTTAACTCCCCAGGGGAAAACAAGCAGCACAAAAGACAAAAGGTTATCCTTAATGGCTGGCGTCCAAAGCCTAGCCATAAGTTCCATTTCATCTTCAACTGAGTAGATTGTGGACTGCATCTCGCTCCTTTTTAGCTTCCTCAACTGTGCTGAAATAGCCTAAGCTACGGCATACCCCGGCTACCCAAATACGGGCGTGCCACTTACGCGATGTTTTATGGTAGCTTACGCCTTTTGCGCCAGAAGTGTTATTTCTTAACATTCCTGCGTTGTGCATCTGCTCAGACCGCGAAGCAGCCCGAAGATTAACAATCCGATTGTCGTCGCGGATTCTGTTTATGTGGTCAAGTTCCGGCGTAAAAATGCCGTGTATGTATAGCCAAGCCAACTGATGCGCTTTGTACAGCCTAGTGTCAAGCCGCACAACTATGTACCCGTACTTGTCGTGGCAAACACAAGCTACGCCGATTTGCACTCTAGGGCTAGTTGGATTGGCCCAGCAAAATGCGCCGCTGTGCGGGTCATAGTCGAGCAGGTATCGTAGACGCGCTTGCGTTAGAATTTCGGTAGTCATTGCCGTCCTTATTACGGTTGTTGATCAGAAGCCCTGAACCATTTGCCTGGTTCGGGGCTTCGTCTATTGTAGCCATTTCTATGACGCGCCGCTCGGCTTCCGCCAGCGCTTGGGTTATGGATATGCGTTGGTCGATCTCTACTGAGATGGCCTGCTTGGCGACCCAGCCGTGTTGATGCTTCAGTATCTCTAGCGCCGCCTTGGCGTCGCCGCCTCGCGCTGCGTTGTGCAGTATCTCTGCCATCTCGCGCTCGCCGTCGGCTTTGCCCTTCATCGCGGCCATGTTGACGACTGGATCAAAGTTACTCAGCGTCATGAACTCTTGCGGCAGCATACCGGCTGCAAGCGCGAGTGTCTCGCCGCGCAGCCCTAGCTTTGCTGCGTCGTACACAGCCTGTAAGCGCGACTCTGTTGCTTTTAACTCTCGAATTGATAGCGGGAAGGAGATCATGCGCGGTTTATATCATAAAAAATAAAAATTGTTTGCGGACGCTCCGTAGCCGTGACCATCGGCGCTCGGCCCTGCCACCCCCGCCTCCAGGTTAGTAAGCACTCACTAACAAGCCAGGTTAGTAAGCACTCACTCTACTGTGTGCCATGTGTGTCTGGCAGCCAGCAGCCAGCAGCCAGCAGCCAGCAGCCAGCAGCCAGCAGCCAGCAGCCAGCACTAGGGCGACCGTGTGTGCCATGTGTGCCATTTGGCAACGATGGCACACATGGCACATGATTTTGGAGTGTGGGTCATGTGGGTTATGTGTGCCATAGGTTTTCAGTCGCTCCAACTCCGCACAACGTGCGCGGCGCTAGCGCAGTCCTAGCTTAGCTATACGGATTGTATACTATATACAATATATATCTATTTTCTAAAGACCTAAACAAACAATGGCACACATGGCACACATAGGGCGGTTTTCATTGGAGAGCAACATGGCCGCGCCATAGACCACAATCAACTGACAATGAACCACACACACACACATTAGGGAAAGTACCTAGTAAAAAAGTGTTGCTATGTAACAAAATCGGTTACACTGTAGTCTCACCAACCAACTAGGACAACACCATGAACAAGCAACAAGCCATCGAAAAAGCAGCAGCAGCGCGGCACGCCGCAAAACTCGCACTCTCGCGCCATGCGCTGTATGCGGTCACGTTCGGCGGCAACGACAATCTGACTCAGCACGCAATGCTTGAGCATGATGTTGCCATCGAAGCACATTACAAATGGATGGACGTCGCGTTCATGCATCCGAGCACACGCGCCCGCGTGATCCGCAAGCAAGCATTGCCAAGCTTCATGTTCGGCTACTGATTCCAGCGTATAGCGGCCACACTGGCCGCTATGCGATGCAATCCGCATCTCACTAAAGTACAGTATGAGCAAAATTCTCGGATACATCGCATACGAAGGCCCGTCCCTTATCGATGGCGCGCCCATCGTCGTCATCGTCAATAAGATCGACGGTAGTAAGAATGCGAAGACTGGCGCCATCGTTCAATCGTTCATCCTCCGCGCCGACGTCGATCCGGTCAAAGCGCTTCAAACTGGCGCCGATGCCAGCGTATGCGGTAACTGTGAACATCGCCCGATGCTGGCTAAAAAGTCGGGAAAACCGCCGTGCTACGTACAAGTAGCAAAGTCGGTACTTTCGGTCTATAACGCATATTTGCGCGGTCGCTATGTGAAAGCCGATCCAGCGACAATAGCGAAAGCCTTAGAGGGCAAAATTGTACGTATCGGCACCTATGGCGATGGCGCGGCCGCTCCCGTTCAAATGTGGAACCAGATAACACGGTATGCCTTAGGTCGGCGCGGGTACACGCACCAATGGGACATACCCGGGTTTGATGTTGACGCATGGGCGCCGCTCGTCATGGCTAGTGCCGACACTATCGATCAAGCTGCGAAAGCTAACTTACTCGGTATGCGGGTTTTCCGGGTATCTCAGGGTATCGATGTCCAACCCGGCGAAGCAATGTGCCCAGCCAGTGCCGAAGCCGGTCGCAAGTCAACTTGCGCCAAATGTACCCTTTGCGCCGGTACGTCAATCAAAGCCCGCGATATCGTCATCGCCGACCATGCTGCGGGCCATGCGCGCCGCATTATCGCGATAGCATCGGTTTGATTTTCAGTGTATGGCTCCGGCCATACGCGGACAATCCGTCCGGCCACAGTAGAGTAGATTATGACCACGCTACCCGATATGCTGCGCCACTACAGCATCGCGCAGTTACTAGACTTCGCCGACTCACTAGACCCTAATAATGGCTGGCGCGAGTCGGTCGCGGAAGACCCGACGACCACACGCGACGATCTGGCCGCTGCCATGCTAATCGCGTATGACGACATCGACACTCACAACTGGATTAACAAATGATTAAGACTATTCTGATCAAGTTGGCGCAAGCCGTCATCGGCGCGGCCATATGGGGCGGGCCGTTCATTTACTATTTTTGGAGTATGAAACCATGAAGACCATTACCATAAACCGCGCCCGGTACACTGTACGCGACGACCGCGACATCCTGGGCGAACTGTTGAAATTCACAGGTAAGCATAAGCCGGTCAAGAGCAAAGGCCCGGAGCGGCGTATGTACCCGACCGAAGGCGCCACACTCAGCACGGCGGCTTATGTCGCGCAGTACTATGGCCTCAACTCGGAGCGGCGCCTGTTCAAGAACCATGCGGCGCCTTACGGCGACGCTAATCTAGTGGGCTTCTACGAGGGCCTCAGCGACCGCCTAAGCGTGCCGCAGGGCGAAGATAGCTTAGAGGTGGAGATATGCTCATAGCTGCCCTAGTAGCCGCCCTGATGGCGCTGCTGTTGAACCTCTGACCAAGCCCCGAAAGGGGCTTTTTCACGTTAGCCGGGCTATCGTGATTTTCATGCGACCGTCCGGCGCATCTCCGACCGGGTCATACTGACCAGTTCAGGCGCCACGAAAATATGCTTTTTAGAGTTGAAATCACGCGAGTGTATCAAGCCCATGTCGAGCCAACCGGCCTCGCGGAAGGCGTGGAACAAGGCGCCCTGGACAATCTTAACGCCGGGCGGCGCTGCGCCCGACCCCTGGACACGGTCACAGATAATGTGGAACGGCGAGCCGATCACGCCCTGGGCGAACGGGCCGCGACGCTCACGCATCATCTCGACCAGCACCGATTCGGCGGTACTCATACCCGCCTCGACCATGATGGCCTTGGCCTCGGTCATGGGCGGCGGGGCCGACGGATTGAAAGCGGATACGTCACGGGCCATCAGCCACGCCGCCACGCCCGCGAAGCCGCCCCGGTGGACGTACCAGTTCCAGAGGGCCACGGCGTCGGCCTCGGGCAGGCGTTCAGCCGCCGCCCAAAGGACGAACCAGCGGCGGTCATCAGAGGGAAGACTGATAGAAACGCGCTCGTTAGAGAAGGCCACGACTAGCACCCGGTTCAGGGCCATATAGGGGTGCAAGCCCTTGCGGTTGACCGGCAGGTACTCAGGCGGGGCGGCGATCACTGGCTTCAAGTGATTCTCCAACGCCCGGCGGTCACGGGCCTCGGACTGGCGCAGTTCGGCAATCTCCATGACCTCGCACTCCAGCCCGTAGCCCCACTGCGAGGTCAGGTCTTCATTTTTGACCAGCGAACAGTTCAGCTTGGCCGGGCCACCGATGGCCCAAAAGAAGGGGGCCAATAAAGTGTCTTTGCCACTGCCTGGCTTGCCGCCCAGCAGAACGGCATGGTTGATCTTATGGCCCGGATACTGCACCTTATGGGCCAGCACGTTAAGCAAATGCTCACGTTCGAAGTCGAGGGGAACCATACGCTCCAGATGGCGCAACCAGATGCTGACATCGCAGGCCACAGGCGTCGGGCGGGCGTCGCGCCAGCGGTTGCC